CTTACCAACTTTGGTAATAGTTCCTAACAAATCGAACTTTCCACCTTCGGCACTCATAGATTTTCTGGGTCTTCCTCTGGGGCGTTTCATTTCTCCAATACCAGCACTCATCACACCCTCACCAGACATGTATGATTGCAAAGCATCTTCCGCCATTTTAGTCGCTACTTTTGTTCCTACTTTTGTAGCGATAGGAACTGCTACTTTTCCAACACCTTTCGCAACTGAACCTAATGTTTTTCCCAAACTAAACTTTCCACCTTCGGCACTCATCGATTTTCTGGGTCTTCCTCTGGGTTTTTTTACACCAGCACCCATTACAGCAGCCATGAGGGCATCTTCCGCTACTTTTGTTCCTACTTTTGTAGCAATAGGAAGGGCAACTTTTCCTACTCCTTTTGCAACAGAACCTAATGCTTTTCCAAAATTAAACTTTCCACCAGAACCAACCCCAGCACCAGAAGGAACACCAGCACCCATTACAGCAGCCATGAGGGCATCTTCCGCTACTTTTGTGCCTACTTTGGTTGCAATAGGAAGTGCAACTTTTCCAACACCTTTCGCAACTGAACCTAATGCTTTTCCAAAATTAAACTTTCCACCAGAACCAACCCCACACCCACAAACAGCACCACCATTAATTCCTCTCATTTCGACAGCATTATACATGGGATAAGTTCCCATAGTGCCTGGGGCAACTAATCCAGTTTGCAAAGCGACAAAAGGGGACACCATACCTGGCGGTCGCATCAATCCACCAGAATACACGCCCTCACCAGACATATAACTATCTAAATATTGTTTGCCTCGTCTGGTTGCTTCTTTTTCTGCTAATTGTAGTCCATATCTACCAACATCTTTCGCAACACTTAATCCAGCCCTTCCTACTTCTCGTCCAACTGGTTCTAATGCATGTCCTACTTGACGAAGTGTTCTTCCTAAACGGAACTTTCCTCCGTCCATTTCTCTTACCATCGAACCTAATAGATGATTATTAAGATGAGGGTGCATGGAAGGTGCAGTATGAACTCTCCCATCAGCACCCAAAAAAGCACCACCTTCCATCATTCTATCTTCGAACATGTCTGGTTCTCCATTTGTATCTCTTTCCCTATCATATTTTTCCAATACCGCTAAAAGTCGAGCATTATAAGGCGTATCGTAAGCCATTCCGTAGTTTCGTCCAGCCATTTATATAATATTAATATATATAATATTTTTGAATATAATATTATATTTAAAAACATGGATAGTATTATTATTTATTTATTCATTTATTAATAAAATATTTGCAATATATTATTTTATTAATATTTATTTCTAAATACTATCCCAACTATCCAATTTAATAGCAAAGGCGTTCGAGGCGAGAACCAGCACCAGAAGGAACACCAGCACCAGAATGAACACCCATTCCAACCATGCGTCTTGCTTTTCCTACTGCATCTTGCACGATAGGAAGTTTATTAGCAGCCGTAGCAATACGAGAACATAGAGAACCTCCAATCATTCTGGAATACTGAACCGAAGAAACTGGGTCAACGCTCTCTTCGTTGGTCTTTGCATCGAGAACCATTTGCTTTGTAAGCACACCAGTATAGATGTTAGAAGAACCAGCAATCGTGGTAAAAATACCGCTATTGACGCAAATAATTACTATTTCTGGAACAACTTGGTCGCCAGAAATATTCGTGCAATTAATATTAAACTGGAAATTATACTGACCGATAGAACCACTTGAAAGGTAATCTGGAAGTGAGAGGTCGTATGCTGGGGAAAGAATGAGAAGAGAACCAGTAGTATAAATTGGAGAACCAATACCAGTAGCATTATCAGCCTCATTCGCCAAACCGCTAAACTCCGTCCATGATTGAGTAGAGTGGTTATTAACAGAAATACGCCACAAATCCTCTGGGGTTGCACTCGACAAAAGACCAGAAGTGTTATTAAGATTGACGCTAATGCTATTAATTCTTAAAAATGTTGAACTATCCTTAATGGTCTGGGAAGACATGGGTTTTCGAACATTAATAATAAAGTAATCTGGAAGTTGATTTATCTGGATATTCTGGGAGTTAAAAGATGCAGATGCACCAGCAGCCAAAGGAGCAGTAGCAGATTGCAAAGAAATATAGCGTGGTAAATCCATGTAAGGCACAACATTACGAGCAGAAATTAGGTCGGTAGGTTGAGTTGAAAGGAAGTTCAACAACATACGACAATTGCTAAAAGGATTTTGCTGTGCTTGTGTTCCTAAACTACATGTGATAGTGTAAGGGGAAGCAGAAGACCAGAAGCGTTTGCATGAACTATCGATGTTAAACACGAAAGACATAGCGTTAATTCCTACTAAACCTTGCTTGTTATAGACGGCATCACCATAGATAAAAGGGGACAACGCCATTAGAGGTTCAGTAACTCTAACCGAACCAGTAATAACCCATGTATCCGCTACATTTGTAGAAACAACAGAAGCATCTTGACCGCCACCAGTAATGTTGTGAACCACGACGAAAGTTGCTGGAAAAGCACCACGAGGGATTAAATCACCATCGTAAGATTGGTCTGCGTAATCACCGAGAGGGTTATTTGATGCACCTACACCATCAGCAAAGGATTTATATGCTTGGTCTGGAAGGCATGGGGTCATTCCGTTATATCTGTAAAGTTCTCTGTTGTCGTTGAGGCGAAGAATAGAGGGGAGAATATCTTGAAGATTGCTTGATACATTAGTATTGTTAATTTGAGCGGAGCATGTAGTAAATAGGGAGTTAAGAGGGAACGCTTGGAAAGCGTCAGTTTCTCCATAGTTAAATGCGGTTTCTGTGTTGGGAACACCAGTAATATTAATAGTAAATGCAATATCGGTCTGGATAAGAACTTCACGAGAAACAACAATATTTTCGCTGGGAACTTGTATGTTAAAGGTCATGGAAGAGTTCGATGTTGAAACAGCGGAAAATTGTTGGTAGGTGTTTGAAGAAGCACCAGAAGCAACTGCGTAAGTTAGTTGGTCGGTAATATCAGCCAATCTGCCGTCCTTAATAAGAGTAGTTCGAAAGTCAGCACTCATTTTATATAATATAAAAATATATTTTATTTTCTAAAACTCACAAAATATATTTTAGTTAAATGTTATTCATTTTGTCTAAACCCCTACCCCTTTTGAATGAAAAAATCGGTCTTTTCGTTCGAACAAAAACTTAACCGAAGCAGTTGCCCCAGAAGCCAAAGTAAAAGGAATTAGTTGTCCTAATTTGTCCCTCCAATACACATTAATATCGATATTGCTTAAAGGAGTGTTTCCAGTCATATCAATTCTTCGATATTCGGCAGTAGGATTATACAAAACATTCGGTTTAAATACTTGCTGGTTGGTAGTCATGTCTGTAATAATTTGGGCGAAGTTTGCATTATTTCCTATACCACTACTACTTTGTCCGTTGTTAAATACTAATGGGGCGGAAAGTTGATTGCTAATAATAGGAATTGTATTTGAGGTAAAAACAATCGAAGCAACTGGCGACCATGTATCAATTGTGCTAAACTCTTGAAACATTTGAACCCATGTTGTTTGAACTGCTGGTGGCGTAGGATTAGTAGGAAGAAGAATAGTATTAACCCCAGTAAAATCGGCGATTAATAACTGATAATTTCTTCCTAAACTTACTGATGCACCAGTTCCAAAATAAAATGATGGAAAACTATTAAAAAGTGCAAAAAGAGGAGGGTTCATGTATATCTTAATTCTTGCTGGTTGTTGTTGGTCGTAATATTGTTCTTGTGCTTGTAGAATTGCTTTTGACGAAGTCACGTCCCATGTTAAAACTGGTTGAATTGCATTTACAATTGGAGAACCAGCACCACCAGTAGCAACGACTAAATCAGCGAGAGCATCTTTAAGTGCAGTATTTACTAATGCTAAAAAGTATTGGAACTGATAAACATAGTAATAACTTGTGTTTTCTTGAAACTTGTTTAAAGTTTGACTTGGAGGAATAGGTTGGGTTGCATTCTTATTTTGAGGCACCCATGTAATATATTTCTGGGGAGAAGGAGTAATACCGCCAACACCATCATCATACTCTAATGTTACTGAATAAATAGACAAATCTGGATTTGGTTGATTGGGTTGGATTTCGCAGATTAAATTGGGAAGATTGTATGTGTCTAAACTAAACCTCACAATCGATAAATAATATTCACCAGTATTCATGATTACTGGATTTGTTCTGGTTTCGTT